CAGAAAGCGATGTCCTCGGAGATCCAGTGCGTCTCACCCTGCCGGGTCATCGTGCACTCTTGGAACCAGCCGAAGTCGTGACCAGTGACCTCGCGCATGTGCTCGAGCACCGAGCGGTGCACCATCAGGCACGCGCCGCCAGTGGCCGCAGCCTGCACTAGAGCGTTGTCCTGGTAGTCGAACTGCACGCGGGTGATGCCGTTCGAGCCATCGATCCTGTCGTACTGGTAGATCGTCGGGATGGGGCCCAACTCGCTGACCATGACACAGAGGCCGCCGATGATCTTGCAGTTGGCGTGATCAGCGGCAGCGAGCAGCCTGACGATGGTGTCGGTCGGAAACACCATGTCTGAGTCGATGAACAGAAGCCACTCACCATCGGCCTGCTCGAGGAACTGAGTGATGAGCTGGTTGCGGCCCTTGGAGATGTTGGCCCCGGACTCGACCCAGAAGTTGCCGCGCCAGCAGTCCCAGCCCTTGATCTCATCGGCCCTGATGAGATCGATGAGCGATTTCACGAAGTTGATGTTCACGTTGCCGGGACTGATGTTGGCGACGTAGACGCCTGCCCGCGGCAGGCTGACCGGGGTGGTTTCTGTCAAGGGGGAATCCTCCCTACCGAGGTGAGTGTCCTGGGCCCCGGTCGACCGGGTAGGCGACCAACCGAGGCCCAGAGCGGTGCACTGACGCTGCCCGCCCTCCTACCAGGGCACGGGGCAACGTCAGTGGAGGATCAGCCGAAGACGATCCGCTCTGCGGCCAGACCCGAGCCCGACAGGACGCGGGTGGCTGACGGATAACGACCGGCGGACCAGGACGAATAGTCCCAAGCGACGATCTTCACCTGCAGCGAGCCGGCGGTGGTCTCCTCGAACCGCACCCGGCGAGGCATGGGGTCATCCTCGTAGAGCCGAAGGTCCGAGGCCCGAGTCACGATGATCACATCCTGTCCGCCGGTGACCTGGTGCGAAACCGTGGCCGGGACGTTTGGATCCGTGAGGACCGGCAGCCCGTAGATATCGCCGACGATGCCGGAATCCTTGGTGAGGTCACCGAGACCGAAGGCGTTGAACGGGCCGTGACCCGATGGGGTCACCAGGGGTCGACCGCTCGAGTCCGTTGCCTGCGTCCAGTAGGCCCACCGCCGCGGGTGGCACACGATCACGTTGGCGGGCTGGAACCGGGTGGTATGGACCTGCTGAATGGCGTCGGCCAGCTGCTTGAGCTGGACCACCGCGGTGCTATTAGTCACCGTCACCGTCAGCACGCCGGTCTCAGACAGGAGTCCAAGGTGCTGGTTGTTGGCACCGGTACCGTTGAAGGCTTGGCGGTCGAGCTCGGCCGTGTAGGCGCCGGCCAGGTCTCCCATGATCTCCTCGTCGGTGTTCCGACCACGGTCGAGAGCCTGGCGGGAAACGTCCTGCTGGCCAGCGATCGTGTTGACGTTCACGACGATGTCGGTGTTGACCATGTCCTGACTCGCCACCGCGCTGTTCTGCGAGGTCTGCGAGACCACCACGGTCCCCGTGTTGCCGCGGGGGATGTTGAGGGTCATGCCGTCAGGCGGCAGCTCTCGGGACCCCACGAAGTTAAGGAACGGCCGACCAGCACGCGCCAGGGGTGCGAAGTCATCCACCAGGTACTGAGGGACGACCAAGCCCGCGAAGGACGTGGTGGTGGCGGCGCGCTCTTCACGCTCGGGGATGCCGGTCTCTCGGGCGTGCCGACCCAACCGCTCACCAGCCAGGGGGTCGCTGTTGAACCGCCAGGCGTACATGTCGCGGAAGAACCCGGTGCCGCTGCCCTTGCGGTAGGTCTTCTCCTCGGAGTTGACCCGGATCGAGGTGGTGCCGCCGTAGACCTTGGCGGACTCCGCGGCAGCCGCACGGGCTTCCTCGGCGTCGTCGATGTCCTTCACGCGGCCCTCGAGGAGCTCGCGGCGACCATCGAGGGTCTTCATCTTGTCGCGGTGCTCATTGAACTCTGCCTGCTCATCCTCGGAGAAGGCGGAATCGTCACCACGGGCCTCCGCGCCGGCCAGGACCGCATCCATGGCGTCCTGGTGCTTGTTCCGATCCTCGAGGAGCTTGTCGATCTCCTTCCGGATCACTTCTGATCTGGTACTCATTGGTGCCCTCCCAGGGGCGCAGAGCGCCCTCTAGGGGCGCTAACGGTTGGGGTGGCTCCGGTGGGATGGCAGGTGGTCTCGAGTGGTGCCCTCACGGGGTCCGGATCGAGTGCCGAGCTGTTCCCGGACGTTGCCGGTTGCTCTCGCTTAACGCCGGAGAGCGAGCGACTCTCGAACGGCCCGTGCGTGTGCGACGCTCATGCCGCGCTTGACGGGTGGCTCGGAAACGGTCCGGAGACCTACGACGGTCGCCGGGTTGGCGGGGAAGCTGACAACGCTCACGTCGTAAAGCCTCACCTCGCGGATTGAGCGTTCCATCATGTCGTCGGACCACTCATCGTCCACGACTTCGAACGCAAAAGACATGGCATCGAGCTCGCCTCGAGCGAGTCGGGAGACGATCTCCATCGAGTAATTGGATGCCCGGTCAGGGTGAGCTTCGTTGTAGAGCCCGCGACTATCCGACGTGAGCGTCAGCGTACCGGCCTTGGTGGCGGCCAGCGGTAGGCCCTCGTGGTCGAAGAACAGATACACCTCATCGTTGTTCTTGATCGACCGCGCGGTGGCGCCCACCTCCACGGTTTCCCGGAACCCGAACGGCGGCCCGCCCCACACGTCGTACTCATGGCCATAAACCGTGGCGTAGCCGTGGATCACCGGATCGGCATCCTCGGCCTGACGGAGCTCAAGCTGACCCTTGGTGGCTCGATGTTCGAGCCGTTGGCCGGCGTAGTCGATGTCAAACCCGCGGTGCGCGACGCTAAGCGCCTGATCCCCGTAGGCGTCGCTCAGACGCCGCAGGACGGCCTCCGGGAGCATCCGGCGGTCACGGCGCCCCAGGGGCCCATGACGGCGGCTACGGCCGTTCTGAGAGGCTGCTACGCCGCGGGCTGACGCGGCTTCGTTGGCATAGAGGGCGGCCAGCTGGTCGAGCGCGTCGGCCTCGGTGTCGTGGCAGCCAGCCACCGATCCATCCGAGTCCTTGACGACCGCGAAGCCCTCACATTCAGGATTATTGCTTTCGACGTGCCAAGGCATCACTGGCCTCCTGTGCCATTGCCATTCGTGGCAGGCTCAGGCACCCCTACCAGTGCCGGCGGTTGTTCGGGTTCGGGCATGAGGGTGGGATCGGTCGCCTGAGGTGAGTCCGAATCAGCACCGAGAGCGGCCTCGATCTCGTCGAGCTGCTGACGCATCGGCGGCCACAGGTACCGCTCACCGGCCTTGCCGATCCCGGGCCGATCGAAGAGCGCCCGGGCTTCGTTGACCGAGAGCACGCCGTTACGGATGAGCTCAGTGGTCTTCTTGATGAGCGTGTTGGTGTCGAGCCGCAGTAGTTCGTTGATGTTGAAGCGCACAAACCGCTTGCCGGGGCGCAGTCGCGACCAGGCCCGTTCGAGCCGGATGATCCACGGGCCGAGGGTCCGGACCAGGAGCTGAATCTGTGCCGCCTCCACGCTCTGATAAGAGCGGCTGGCGCCGGGGACCATGACACCGATGTCCGAAGGATCGACGCCGAAGAACTTGCACACGTCTCCGGCGTTGGCGCGGATGGCCTCGAGGAACTGTGATTCGTTGGCCGAGACGCTCGGGAACTCGGGTTGCCAGTCGTCGCCGATGGCAACGCTCTTGCGGTTCCCGGCTAGCGCGTCCTCCCACCGCTGCTGGATGAGCTCGGCGAGCTCGGGAGACACCTCGGCAGCATTCTTGAGGATCACGGTCGGGATCGTCCCGTCCCGGAAGTAGCGAGCTCCGAACTGCTGGGCGGCGAGACCGTGGCCGATCGTCAGGGCGGCGAGCCGTAACGGTGACAGGCCGATCGATGATCCGGCGCGCAGGTAGGCGGGGAAGTGCCAGAGATCCCCGATCGGATACTTGTCGATCTTCTTGCCCTCGAGCCGCCACTGCAGCGGCCCGACCGAGCCCCGCTGCTCCCAACTGACCGACGCGTTCGGCACGGTGCGGATCACGCTCGGGTAGTGCTCGGCGTCGTATCGCTCGATGAGAGCGAAGGCGTTGCCGTGCTCGAGAGCAGCGTCGAGCACCTGGTAGTTGAAGTCGGCTATGTCGAGCTCACCATCGGGCGACATCAACACCGTGGGCCGGGGCAGCTCCACGAAGACACCACTTGGCACCTTGCGGAACTCATCGATGGGCAGCGTCGAGATCTCGCGGGCGATCAGATCCTTACAGGCGAACACCGCACCGTGTCGGGCCGCGGTCGAGCTATCGACGTAGACGCCAGCGTCGACCGAAGTCTCTCGGCGTCGATAGAGCTCTGACAGCGAGTCGGTGGGCGGTGGCCACGACCGCCTCTCACGGCGGAACAGACTCACTACCGCTTGCCTCGGATCTCGGCCATGCCACGCTCAGCGTCACCCATGTCGGTCCATCGTTCGCCACCAGGACCGAGCCATACGCACGGAGCCACCTGCCGCGGCCAGTCGTCGTCAGACTCCGGCTCAGGCT